ACATCCAAGTAGTATTAGGGGGGCTAATAGATGGCTAATCTAGGACACTGGAACTACAAAGGAGATCCCTTTGTTGTTGACGATTACTTTGGTTTCATATATCTTATAACTGTATCTGTACCAGACGGTAACCCAATCAGATACATAGGTAAGAAACAGTTCCACTCTTACAAGAAAACCAAGAGAGACAAGGAGTCTAACTGGAAGTCGTACACAAGCTCCTCCAAACATATCAATGAACTAAAAGGTAATGGTTCTGAGATGTCTTACGAGATGATACAGTTGTTTGAAACAAGAGGTGGACTCTCAGCAGCAGAGTGTAAAGTTCAATGGTACTTAGATGTTCTCACAGAGAAATGCCTGTTAGGTGTTCCTCTGTACTTGAACAGACAGATAGGTGCAATTAAGTTCATTCCAAAAGAAGCAATAACAGATGAAACAAAAACAAGACTTGACGAAATCTACAGAAGCGGAAGATTACTTATTGAAACCAAAGGAGAAGAAACAACAGAGACTTGATGCTAAGTCTAAAGCAAGTACCAGACGTACTGATACTAAATCCCTAAAAGAAAGCAGGTGGAACTGATGGGTGCAACATTCACTAAGCACTACCCATGTATACATTGTGGGTCTTCAGATGCAGTAGCACTATGGTCTAATGGAAGAGGTAAATGTTTTGCATGTAACAAGCCAGCATTCCTAGATCAATATGATGACACAGTAGTGTCAAAGTTTAACCCCAATACCCAACGAGAGTATGATATGAGTGGCGATTCACTTCAAGATATAAGTAACTATGACAGTGCAGGTGTACGTGAACGTGGTCTGACTAAGACTGCATGTGATGAGTACGATATGAAAGTATCTTATGACTCTAATGGTACAGTTAATGCACACTACTACCCATACACAGTCAAGGGTAAGATAGTTGCGTATAAGAAACGTACACTACCCAAAGAGTTCCGAGTTGTAGGTGACCTCAAGAACGCTAAGCTTGAACTGTTTGGTCAGTCTAAGTTCCAACCCGGTGGTTTCAAGGTGATCATAACTGAGGGTGAGCTAGATGCTATTGCAGTACAGCAAGCTATGCTTAACAAGTACAAGAAGGTGTACCCTGTGGTATCCCTACCATCCTCATCTAACATGAAGATACTTGTAGCTAACAGAGATTGGTTACGCTCGTTCAAAGAAGTCATCTTAATGTTTGATCAAGATGACGCTGGAGAAAAAGCAGTAGCAGAAGCAGCTAAGATAATTGGTTGGGATAAAACTAAAGTAGCATCCCTGTCTTCCAATGATCCCTGTGATGCGCTAATAGCTAACCCATCTGAAATCATAAGCTCTGTGTTCAGTGCAAGAAGATACACCCCAGCAGCTATTGTAAGAGGTGAAGCTATCTGGGAGGCATACGTTGAACGTAAGTCTGTTGAGTCTATCCCATACCCTAAGTGTCTTGAAGGTCTCAACCACAAGCTAGATGGTATGCGTAAGGGTGAGATCGTACTGTTCACATCAGGCACTGGGTCAGGTAAATCTACCATGATCAAAGAAATAATATTAGAACTGGAGGATAATACAGATGAAAGCATTGGCCTTGTATCTCTTGAAGAAAGCATTGGAGATTCTGCAGAGAAATTTATCAAGATGTTTACTCCTGCAGACCCGACTGTTGAGCAGGAACGTAAAGCATTTGAAAGAGTATTTGGTAATGAAAGGCTCATACTGCTCGACCACAATGGGGCTGTTTCGGATTCTAGTCTCATTGATCAAATTGAAAACCTATGCTTACTTGGGTGCCAGTATATCATCCTTGATCATATCACCATTGCAGTATCTGAAGGTGCTGACGGAAAGACAGGTAACGAAGCTATAGACTCAGTCATGTCTGACTTACTTAAGATAGTCAAGAAGCATAACGTTTGGCTAGGTCTAATCAGTCACCTTAGGAAGTCACAAGGTAAGTCTTTTGAAGAGGGCCACCTATCATCTATTGATGACATCAAAGGTTCAGGCTCGATTAAACAGATTAGCTTTGATATAATTACATTCTCTCGTAACTTAGTGGCAGAAGATGAAGATGAACGAAACACAATTAAACTCCGAGTACTTAAGTCACGATTCACAGGACGAACTGGAGACTGCGGATCAGCATACTACGATACCAAAACTAACAGACTCAAAGGGCAAGAAGACTTCCTCGAGTACACTGGATAACTCAGCTGGTATAGAGAAGATAACTGAGTATATCAAGGAAAGATGTGAGGGTAATACCTTCCGTGGGAGGCCCCCAGAAGGGGCCAGATTGATCTCTTCAATGATACCTTATGGATATACCTACGAGAAGCTATCTGTAAGGGCCGTAGCAGGTGCTGTGGCAGCTTATCAGAAGTCCCGAAGGTCATCGGCTAACCCCTTTAAACTAACCGTCACATCGTCTGTGATAGGCTTACAGGTGCTGTCTGCTTTAGGTGTACTAAACACTAACCATCAAGAGATTCTGGCAGTAGGTGACCTATACCTAGAAGCTTTCCTTCAGCTTGGTTATATAGAGATTGAAAGGGAGTACAAAGGGTTCCGTGCACCGTACATTATAAACTTACAAAGCACATGGTCTACCCTTGGTGACCTACCCCCTGAGTATATAAAGAGTACGCTTATAGGTACGTCTTTCACACCCCCAAAAGACATCATGTCATTGCGTAATGAGTTCACCAAGAGGCCATACATTAAACGTATGAGCAGCGAGGAAGACTTTAAGCAGCTTATAGGAGCGCCTTTTATCACTGCTCTTAACAAGCTGCAGCAAACACCTTGGAGACTCAACAGTACAGTAGCCAAAGCCTTAGAGACTAACCTAGGATTGTTTATAGATCTTGAAGATCAGTCTATAAAAGCTAAGTCAAAAGCTATAGAGATGAAGTTCGTAGTGGCTAAGGTACATGCCATAGGGCTACGTGACTTCTATCAAATGGTAGAGTGTGACTATCGTGGGCGTGTCTATTACACTGAGCCATTCCTAAACTTCCAAGGGTCTGATGTATCCAAGGGACTGTTTGAGTTTGCCTATGCAAAAGCTATGGATACTGAAGGGTATAAGTGGTTGTGTATACATACAGCTTGTTCTTATAATCAATCATATGAACTAGAGGAACTACCAGAATGGGTGACAGCGGACTACAAAACTTATCTGCAAGACGAAGGATTATCCACAATTTCGGTAGACAAGATGACACTAAAGGACAGGGAGCTGTGGACGCTAAACAACCTGACTTGGATAAACCAATTAGCGGATGGACAAAGCTTCAGGACAGAAGCAGAAAAGCCCGTTAGCTTCCTTGCGTGTTGCTTAGATGTATCAGGGTACAACGATGCTGTACTAAACAATAGAGTACACATGAGTCGTACACCTATCCCGGTTGACGGGAGTAATAATGGTTGGCAACATCTGGCAGCTATATCTAAAGATAAAGAAGCTGGTGAGTTAGTGTCCCTAGTACCTAGTGATATACAGAAAGACTTCTATGTGCAAGTAGCTAAGCGTCTTATAGCTAGGATGCCTGAGTGGTTTGCTGAACGTAACATACCAATGAAAGCTATCAGGAAAGGGATAGCCAAGCGTGGGTCTATGACAAGGGCTTACTCTGCTGGTCAGAAGAAGATAGCTGCTAACATGTACTACGACTGTAAGGTTGAAGGCTATGACAAGAAGTACAATATCACAGAAGATGACTGTACCCCTCTGTCTAAGCAACTAATACTTGCAATCAATGACACATGTGTAGGTCCCTTAAAGACCATGAAGTTTATACAGAAACTGACTGATCATATCCTGTCAACAGGTGAGACATGTACACGTTGGACAACTCCCTCAGGATTCCCAGTGTTGTACGAAGTGTGGAGGCAGAAGAACATCACTGTGCGAAGTACCATACGTGGTCTTGGTCAGATAGGTCACAGCATTAAGATACCTTACATCACTTCCAATGGCGATCTGTTGCCGTGTAGGAGATCGTTTGCATCTGGATGCTCACCTAACTTCATACACTCAATGGACGCAGCTCACATGGCTAAAGTTATTCAGAGTTTCTCTGGGGACTTTGGAGCTATACATGATTCTTTTTCGACCCATGCATGTGATGTGAATAAACTTATTGACCACACCAAGTGGCAATTTGCTATGATGTATAACAGTCAGAACTTCTTTACTGCTATAGAACAGATGCTATTAGAAACCCGAGAGGGCTATGAACTTAAACAACCAGAGCTAGGATCCTTAGATATATCTGAGATCATATCTTCTGATTACTTCTTTTGTTAAGGATAAATATATGAGTAACGTAACACAATTCCCAGATAAATATGTAGCTGAAAATGATATGCTAAATGACGTAGGTGAACTTGTAAACAAATACAATGGTAGGGTAACCAACGTAGCAATGCTAGGTGTACTTCAAGCAACAGCAAACTTTGTCTTTCTGTCTATTGCAGAACAAGCGATAGAGGCAGAGGATGAGGGGGATGTATAATATGTTTGAAGACCTAGAGAACCATGTCATTGATTGGGGAAATCGTAAAGGTATCCTTGGAGATATCTTTGAACATAAAGATCTTGTGGAAAGGAGAAGTAAACAGCTGCTTAAGTTCTCAGAAGAATCTCAAGAGATGGTTAAGGAAATACATGAAGGTGATGTAGATCGAGTACGGGATGAGATGGGGGATGTATTAGTCACCCTAGCTATCCAAGCGAACCTATGGGGTTTGTCTCTTACAGAATGTTTAGAGGAAGCCTATAATAAAATTAACGTACGCACTGGTCGTATGGTAGATGGAGTATTTGTAAAAGATGAGTAATGAAAATAAGTCCTACAATATAGTTCCGGGCATTGACGATATGGAATACGTTGAGATGTATAATCTTGACCCATCCCTTGCGTACACACCCGATATCAATGAAGCAATCCTTAGTAAAGTCTGGGAACAGAACTACGCAGGTGCACTAGCTGAAGGTCTCTCTGATGGAGAAGCCAAAGCCTATGCTGAAGATGGTAGGAAAGCTGGTCGAAAGACTATACAAAATGCAATGATGCAATAAAATAACCCCCAAGTATACGTAATGTATACCTGAGGGTAAGGCCCTTTGGGTTCCTTAACTGGAACTTGAAGGGCTTTTTTATTATTATCTATTGTTATTAATTAAAGTTAAACTCTTTAAGACCATCAACTGCAAACTCATGGATGATTGGTTTAGAACCTAAGGTGTTAAGGATAGTGTTCCTACCCTTCTTAGCTTCATTACCTATGTCCCTGATACGTGCAACCTGTGCCATAGTTCTTGGCGTAAGCTTCTGGAAAAGATCAGCGAGTTCTTGGTTAGTTAACATGTGACTCCTGTCAGTTATGTTATAGATTTGAGAAGAAGTCAATGAAGGGTTCTGCTTTTTATTATCAAACTGTAAAGTAAGATCACTAAGCAACTTAGAAACCGTAACCTTCTTACCTAACTTGGTGTCATTGTATGTTATGTTAGGGTCACCTTTACCTTTCTTAACAATGTCTGCCATAAGACCTACAATGTACTCAGCATGTTCCTGATCTTCAACAAGACCTTCTGGGTCTTTAGCAGCAAGAGCATTGATCCTAGCTTTACCACGTGCATGTGCTTCAGTAGCACCATCAGCAAGAGATTTAATAAGATCGTACTTAAGGTTAACATTAACCCACGTCTGATTAGATAGCTTAAGCAATGGTATAAAAGAACCTAAGTCTCCAATGAATGCATCATATATTAATGAAACATAAGGGACTTGAACACCTGACTCTCTCTGAAGTGCCCTGTACATAGGTCCAGACATAAGTCTAGAAAACACAGAGCCATCATTACTTATGATAGCTTGGGCTAAAATACCTTGCCTAACAGAGAAACCACCTTGTGCCGTACGACCTAAAGCAGTTAACTTTTTTATTGTCATTGGGAGTTCTGCACTTATAGCTTTCTTGTAAGGCTTGCCCTTGTCATCTAATTGAGTAGAGGGGTTGTCTGGCTTAGGATCGCCAAACCTTCTACCTGCTTTAGCTGGATCAGAGTACTCTAGTTGTATAGTAGACTTAACATTTTGACCAGTATCTTGCATAGATAAAGAGTTGCTTGAAGTTGTAGTGCCAGTAGCTTTTACAAAACGTATAGGTTCATTAGACAACATACCAACCTGAGTCATATCTTTAAGAGCTTCTGCAAAAGCAACAATCTGAGGTGAAAGAGTTTCTGTTAAACCCCTAGCAAGTATCTTATGTAATATCTTACCTGCACCTGCAGTTCCAAAAGAACTAATTGAAGCTGCAGCCCTAAGGTTTTCATCAGTGCTTATTGCATTCATAACTCCACCCAGCATACGCTCAATAGCTTGTCCATAAGCAAAGGTCATAATAGGTGGCTTTAAGAACTCATCCTTATTAAGTATAGCTAACTCAAGTAAGTTCATTATCTCAGTGTGGTTAGACTCATCAATACCCCAATTGTTCATAAGCTCTGGATCAACAGTAAGATCGCTAATAGATTGTCTCATGTTTGTAACCATAAGATCACGGAGGTTACCCTCAAGCCCTTGGTAATCTGCAATGACTTTCTCAGGGTGTTCACGGAGAACACCAACTCGGTACATAACATCTATGATTCCAAGTTGAGCAGACATACTTGCAATACCATTCATGATACCATCAACTTCAATGGGTCTCATTTGTGACATGATAGTTCCACCACTATTAACTGCATCCATATAATTAGAAAGCTCAATGGCTTCTTCTATTAAATTTATAACTTCATTAGGGTGTTTTGCTGCTTCCGCTAAGAACCCTTTAACATCTTCATCAGTACTGAAGTCAGGTCGTGGTGCGTTAATTGCAGCTCCAACACCTTGAACTTCACCATCTACTATTTGCATGTTAAGTAAAGCAGCAATAGGTAAGTCCGTATTGTAACTATCCATAGATGCCTTAAGCTTCTTACCAACTCCAGCTATCTTCATAAGCTTAGGGTCACGATCTTTAATACGTTGTCTCATATTAATAATCATTTTCTCTGGAACAAAAGCACCATCTGTAAAGAAGTGACCTGCCCAAGTAATGAGCATAGCTTGTTCTTTATTGGTGTTAGTATTAGGCTTAACCTCATACTTAGTGCCACTACCAAACAGTTGTCTGGCAAACTTGTTATTCTGCACATTCATAACCTGAGTAGCATAGCTTATCCTAGAAGTACCTGCTTGAAGAAAAGTAGGAAAGCCTACAGCTTGACCGTAAACCTCTACAACATCTTGAACCATAGCTAAAGCTTTAGTAGATTCTTGACTAAACCTAGCCTTACGCCAATCATTTGTCTGAGCAGTCTTATGAAAATCAAGAAGGGTTCTAATCTGACTTTCTTTATTGTAGTCAATTGGATAACCCATCATAGCTTCCATGTCTAACTCTTTCCTAAGTGCTTTAGCTTTTAGTAATAAGTTTTCAGCAGTGTTGTTAATCTTGTCTGCCATTTTCTGACCAATTCCAAGAGAGTTACCTTGCCACCCTGCAACCTCAAGTCTACCGTTAATTGCTACTGATTTACCACCTACTAAGATCTCAGTTCCACCAACTAAAGGGTTGCTTAACGTTTGACTAGCATGTTTAAAAGCTTGTAGTGCTGTCATAAGTCCCGGCTTCATACGGTTAGGTGATACAATATGTTTCACAGCTGATGTATGTTTCATTGCTTCAACTTCAGGTTGTAGCTTACGCTTCCTATCTGATGGTAATTTAAAGTTCTTATTGGTATCTTTCTTATCTTCCTGATAAGCTGGAGAAGATTGAGGTTGGTTAATAACTTGAGTCCTAATACGTACATCAGGTTCTATAGCATCCTTTCTAGCGTTCTCAATAGCAAGGACACCAGCAGGTGTAAGTACATAATCATAACGTACATTACCTCTAACCCCAACATCTACCAACTTAGTGTTAGCAGGGTTACCTAAGTTGTACTGCTGTTTAACCCAGAGACCTAACTGTTCATAAGCTTCCTTAGTCAATTGATTAGCAGGGTCAAGATGTTTATCAGGGATAATCTCTAAACCATCTTTAGCTACCTGTTGGTACATCATTAACTGTTTATGATACATACTTCCAAGTTTACCAACAGATATGTCTGACTCTGTGTCTGAGGCAGTTAATCCAGTAAGCTGTTCGACTTCATCTTCAGTAAAGTTATCAATCATCTCAGGAGATATGATGTTCCTTTCTTGCATATGACGCATGTACTCATGCTCCATAACAACAAACCCTAAGATTTGTGCATCAGGTGTAACCTCAAACATACGAACATCATCTGGACTAGTCTCCCTAATCATTTCAAGATGGGAGAAAAGGTTAGCTGCGGTCAATGGTCTAGTCCTTGCGGCATCAACCATCTTTTGTTTAGGTGCATCAGGATCTTCAGCTACCCTCACAGAAGGTGCTTTAAAATTCATCATGTTTTGTGCAACATAATTCCTCTTATCAGCTGAACCCTCCAGACCTGTGTCCACTGGTATCTTAACTGAATCAGTTTTCTTTAGATTCATAAGAGCTTGCACCAGCCTAGGCTTGTTAGCTTCACCTACAATACCAGCAATACTACTGTCTCCCCATCCAGATGTAACTTTTGTATCAGCTAACTGCTGGATAGAACTAGACCTAGCTCTTTGTTGTTGCTGTAATTCAAGTGCAGCTATCTGCTCTGGGTCATTGACAGGAAGCATCTCCTGCCTACCGTCATTAACCCCAACAGGTGCAGTAGGGAGAACCTCGTTAGTGTACTGAACTTCTTCGGTATCAAACACATTTTCTTGAGTTAACCCTACTTGAATCTTATCTGCGATAGCATCTTGTATTCCACTAGAATCCATAGCCCTAGATGCTTCAAGACGTTTCACTTGCCCTGCATTAAACTTAGCCATTAGCTAGACCTCCTAGTCCTTCTTGTATATTATTAATCATCAGTATTCCAGTTTATCATTCTGTTTTTGTAAGGAGCAAAGATAGGTATACTTCCGTATAAGTTTCTTTTAAATTGATCATCATCAGATGTTATCAGACCTTCAATGATACCATAAGCACGTTCAACTGTACCAGCAGCAGGGGCTTCACCTGCAACGTGATCCCAAACATACTCCGAAGCACCGTAAGAACTTTCAGGATACAATGGGAATAGGAAGTCACTCCCAATCACACGCTCCATAGTTCCTAATAAACCGCTTGAGTAAATAGCTCGTTGTATTTTCTGTGGGTCTGATAGGTACGGTGAAGACTCACCATACTTAAGTTCATCTTTGATTCCTTGAGATGCAAATGCAAGAAGAAGCATAGTGCTAGCTGATGCAAAGGTTCCGTAAGTTAATCCTTTAGAACTTGGACCTCCCATCTTAACTTGATCCCACATCATTGGTATCTGGTTAGCTTGGAACGTTGAAGTAAAACCATTAAACTGGGTTAGCATTGCAAAGTGTGGGTCACTGTAAATTAGTGGCCTGTTCAATGCGTTAGGCATAGGTATAGCTTGGTTAACAAAGTTAGCAGCTCCATTAAGGAACACATCTTTGTATATCGCTGCTTCAGTTTCAGTCAATGCTTCACCACGTTTCATCTTATGAGACAATGGTTGTAAGCTACTAAGTGGTATACCAAGATCCCTTAACATTTTCTTAGCTTCTGCAACACCAACGGTATCAGCCTGACCTTCATACCTGTCAATAAGATCTATCTTACCTATGAGAAAATCATTGAATAAAGATAAACGCATCATACGATGCATGTCTTGTTGATCATGTAAGAAGTTAGCCTTAAAGAAAGCGTCAGCCATTCCCTTAGTTAACTGGT